AGATAATTCTTTTTTGAAAATCCTTTATTGTGAATCCATTTACTAATAATAGTTTGTGGATCACAGATTTCATTTTCATGATAGTTACTGCATTTACTGCATTTATCAAGTATTGTTCTTCCAGTAAAACCTACAATTGTTTTATTGTCTGAATCATATACTGGAACTACTGCTCTTTTCCTAAAGAATCTATTGTCTGATTTTGATTCCCCAATGTCATACATATCTAATATGTGTGCAGAATAGCCTCTAGACACAAAGTATTTTGATGGTATATCAAGTCTTTCTCTTACAACTTTTTTAGTGTATAAAAATTCTTTTTGTTTTTTAACAGTTGTAAATAAGTGTGCATGTTTATCAAAAGCATGAGAAGGAACATCGTCTTTTATACTGGAAAGATCTATCTTTAATAAACCACAAAGAGAAGCAATTGTGTCTGAAAAACTAACTGTTCTATCTCCAACCATACTTTTTATTACTCATTACTCCACGGAAAAATCCTATAGATGTATTTATAAATGTGTTTTCGCAATGATGTGTATAACAAACCCAATTGCCAACTCTTGTATGTCCAGACATAAAAAGATTTACTGCTGTTCTATTATCCCCACCATGAACTGGACAAGCACACACTATTGAGTCCGAAACGGATTTATATTGAATATTAAAATAGTCCATAAGAAATTCTATTTTATCGCATATTACAGCATTTAAATATTCATTCTTAGTTATTTCAGTTGACTTCGATTTCATCTGGCAATCCTTCCACTACAAAACCATTATTCTGTCTTGTAGACTGAGATTTAAAAATTTGACTTCTAGTTGGACCTTCTTCTATTTTTCCAAATTCATAATTAGCAAATATATTTATATAATCGCCTTGATCCATTCCTTTGCCATGTCTTGCAACAACAGGAACTAATTTCAAATTGTATCTAATCTTATCCTGAGAGAATCCTTCATCTGCCATTTCCTCTTCACTTTTCCTTTTATAGATTGAAAAGTTGGAACATAGCCAAAGTATTCTGTCAGAACCAGATGCTACATCAGTATCTTCACGATTAATACCATCTCTGTTTAGCTGAGTAAACGCTAAACATGAAGCATTATATTGAACCATAAAGTTATGTAGGTTTGTCATTAAAAAGCCAAGAGCTTGATATTCTGCCATATTTTTACCAATGCCAGAATCATCCATTAGCTTTATATAGTCATATATGATTAAACATGGGTTTGCTTTTCCAGAATCATCAAGACCAACATCTTTAATTACCCATCTTCTAGCCATACTTATAACTTCATCAAAGCTTTTTCCTGCAATAGACTTGTATTGAAATGGCATTTCTTTAATTTTTTCAATAGCCTTTTTAATACTATTTCTTTTTGAAACATCTTTTGAGAATAAACCGCTTTCAATTTCTTCTATTTTAACTCCAGACATACAAGCCAATATTCTATGCCAATGATCTTTCTCCGTCATTTCTGTATCAAGCATTAAGACTGGAATCTTGTTTGACGATACGCTAATGCCAACATTGTCAGCAAAAAAGCTTTTACCAGTTTTCATTCTAGCACCGATAAGATTCACTGTTCCTGGCCTAAATCCACCCCCAATAGCCATATCATATGCTTTGAATCCAGAGGAAATACCCAACTGTGAAATTGGATTTGACTCTAAATACTCAACATATTCTTCTATGCCATCGCTCATTAGTTTTGGATTAGGATCTTCGGAGTTTGAAATCTTAAATGTTGCATCTAAAACACATGATTCTGCAATAGAAATAATGTGGCTTATAGGCTCATCGCCAGTCACATTTTCAAGTGTGTTTGCACCATTGATTAGATTTAAAGACAGGTTTTTGGCAATGCTCAACTTTTTAAGCTTTGCTGCACTTTTTCTGGCATTAACTAATTCAACTGGAAAACTGGTTAGTGATCTTAAATACTTTGCCTGTTCTGATGTCTTAAAAAACTGTGATAAGTTTAAAGATTCAGCAGTAGAAATAACTGTTGGTATATCTACCCTTGAACTCTTATCAGTAATTATTTTTGAAAAACATTTGAATATAGCAGCATTGTCATCGCTAGAAAAACAGTTTTCATCAATAATATCTGCAACTTCAATAAAACAATCGTAGCCTTTCTGAAAAAGTCCAGCTAAGACCACTCTTTCTGCACCTACATCTATCATCTTCTCACCGCTTTTTTCATGCAAGGAACACATATAAATCCAGAAGATTCATTATCTCTAGATTTAAACGCATATTCCTCTGAGGTTATTTCCATAGTATTGGAACATTTTGTACAGTTAACGCTTTGAAATCCAGAAGATTCATCTACTGGCCTTCTGTATTTCTTAGGTTGTAAATCTTTAGATTGCTCTTCAATAAAAGAACATTCTAAAGTTTGATCATCTACAAATTTGTTTTGAAATACTGGTCTAGCAACTGATTCTTTTGTCTTTGCTGCACTATTATTCGTATTGATCATGAATTTATTCAATTGGGCATCATCGTTTTTAATTGTTTCAACAACAACTTCTTTTTTTTGTTCAACCACTTTTTCTTTTTTATTATTGAGCACCACAACGCCAGCCAAATCCTGCAATACTTCATCTACTAATACCCAATCGCTTTTTTGTATTGCTTCTTTTAATTTAGATATTACGCTCATTATTTTTCCTTTTGTTGTAAGAAAGATTAGAAAATGTATCAGAAACCTTTTCTACTCTTATAGGTAAATATTCTGTCCTGTCTATTCTTGCTTGTATCTTTACTGCAAGCATTTTTACTTTTTGTGCATAATCATCATCTTTAACTGATAATGCCATTCTTTCATCTGGAGAGAAGTATCTATAATCTGTAAGTTTAGACGAAATAGCTTTTAATATCTTTTCGTTACACCATCTTAATTTTGCTTTTTCTCTGTTGAGCATTCTAGATAAATGAAAGGAGAAGCTATTTAATAGAACACAAGCTTCTGCACAATCTTCAGAAGACATTTTTTTTAACTCTTCTTGCGAAAGATATAGGTACTTCATACAAGTAAATTCTAAATCTTTAGGGATTGAGGATAAACCTATTGAATTTTCATAGCTATCTAAAAGAGAATCAAATTTTTCTTCTTCGCTAACCTTCAATTCTTTTTCGCCATTGTTGTTCTGATTCATTGAATGGTAACTCTATAAGGTAAATGTTGTTTTTTTCACACCACTCTATTTTATTTTTATCATTTTTTTTGGAATGATAAAAGTTCAACATTGTATTATGAAAAAAGGGTATGAATTTGTAGTGTTGTTCCCCATGAACTTCAACTATTGTTTTCCTCAATGGCAACCAAAAGTCTGCTGCTAAACCTCCAGAACCAGGCAAAGTTGCTTCTTCTAAGATTCTGTCCATTGGATACATTGCTTTAAGTATAGATCTAGCCAATAAATGCAATGAAGATCTAGGTTTAGAATCATCATGATCTGGAACATTGCCAGAAGTCCAAGAGTAAGTTTTACCATCAAGACCTATTACTTTCACGATATAATAGCCTTAATTTCTTTTTCTAAAGCAGCAATCCACTTAGGATTTTCTAACAATAATTTATACATTTTTTCTGCACCTTGAGTTTTAACTAACTTAATAGTAGCATCATCCCAAGCTTCAGCTTTCAGTAGCTTTAAATGTCTTTCCATAAAATCTAATGTCATCCAAGCACCAGCTTTGTTTATAAGGCCAAGCTGACAACCTAAATTAATTGCTTCGTATGTATTATCTATTCCAATACCATATCTTATATAACTATCTACTTCCATTCCTGGTGACCCTAAAGAACAAGATTCAATTAGCCAATGCACTTGCTGGCCAATTTGCTTGTCTTTTCCTTCACCACCAACAGTCCAAGGCTTATCAGACTTTACCCTCATTTGAACATCTGCCTGATATTGCAATGTTCTAGAACCCTTTTCTGTATAACCACCATACATACCTTGAGATTGCGTTAGATGCATAATCGCCCAAACCATACAGTTTTGTACTGGCACTATATTGGCTGCTTGTCTACAAAAACCAGCAAAAAGCTTATTACCAGCCCCTCTATTCTCATAGCCAATACCTTGATCCATTTCCTTCTCATCACATAGAGCAGAAACGCTATCTATAATGATCAGGCTACCTGGATGGGTATTGATGGCTTTAAAGGCCAGATTTAGGTAGTCCTTTGCGGTAAGAATCTTATCTTGAGTAGATCTATAGATTGTCATTTTATTCAAATCTAAGCCAGCTATGCCCCTTAGATTCATAGGCTTTAATCTACCCTCTATGTTTAGATAATACACATGTCTAGAACCATTCTCTGGTTTTTGACATTGAGCAGCAAAAGATAGTGAGGTAAGCGTGTTATGAGTTACAACAAAATTGTCTGTTAAATACAAACCGCTTTTATCTCTAACTGAGATACAAACACTTTGTTCTCTTCTTGTTTTTACTACAGATATTATTTTTCTGGATAAATTGTTTTTTACATCTTTCTTTTTAAACTTCTCTTTTTTAAATTCAAACAATTTTTTTTTATTTTTAATTATAATAGAACAATAATAAATAAAGTTGTCTTCATTGTTTTGATGTCTAGATATTAAACATATTCCACCTAAAGATTGAACTAATAGCCTAAAGTCTTCAGCAAATTGCTTTGATGAAACTGTAACAATTGGAGTTTCTGTTTTTGTTATATGTGCAAAGCTGAGTATTCCTTGCAGTAAAGACATTCTGTTTTCTACTGAATTATATAAATAATTTGGTGGTATAAATTTTTGAGATGTTTTTTTACCAAGAAGACCTAGCTCTCTTAACTCATCATGTATGTTTATTGTTAATTGATTTTCTTGTTTTGTGTAAGGTATCTTGGCTCCATTCATTAGATCGCAAATGCGATCACAAAGCTTTTCATCCTCAATCAATGCAGTAATTTTTTTATTAAAAAATCCAACAGTAAGCAAAGCACCAAATACAAATGGGTTTATTGGAATCTTAATCGGATTAAATTTTGCTGGTGCTGTTATTGGTATTGAATACTTAGCTTTAGTGCTTTTGCCTATATATATTTTGTTCATAAAATCTTTTAACATTACAGTTTTATAAGATTTTTGTTCTCTAGTTTTTATATTCCATAAATGATTTTCGCCACACTCTGCTGTTGAACCATCTGAAAATGTTACTGTATAAACATCTTTTACCCCTTGTGGATAAATACCACAAACCATAGATGTTGTTCCATTTGGGCAACAAATCATTTCTCCATATGTGATATCGCCAATTCTTTTTGGCCCATTAGCTGTATAAACTATGGCAGAGACAGGTTGTTCTTTCCCACTTTTTGGGTGTCCAGAGCATGTGATCCAAGAACCTTCTGGTATTCCACCATGCAAACCCAAGTTTAATGCTGGAGATAAAGGTATTACATGTTTTTCTTCATCCAATAAGTCGTTAGCGTTTATAGCAATACCTTTGCCATACTGTTTATCCACTTCTTTTAGGATTTTTTCAAGATTGTCACTCATTGTCTAGTTCCTTTATTCTTTTAATTAAAGATTTAGATTGCTGAAAGGTTTTTCTAATTGGAAGTTCTACAGCTTCTTTTGATTCAGTCAAGCTTGAAATTTCTTTAAAGCTTTTTTCTTCTAAGATAATTAACTTCTTAAGCCAAGGAGCACCTAATGAAAATATCTTTTTGCCTTCTTTAGATCTAAGTGCTTTAGATACAACTGCTGCATCATGATCTTTTAAGATTATATTGGCTAAATTTAATTGTTTAAAAAATTCCTTTTTCCATCTTGGTTTGTTCCAAAACTTAATAGGTAATTCTTCTAGGTTTTCTTTGGCTGTTCTTTCGCACATAACTTCAGCTAAGAA